TATGGCACGATCTGCGCCATCCATATCTGCCTTCGTAAGTGGGGAATTATCTCCACGATTGGAAGGACGGGTAACCCTGGAGAAGTACCAGACGGGATTAGCAGACCTCACAAATATGATTGTATTGCCTCAAGGAGGTGCAACAAGAAGACCAGGCACGGAATTTATTGGAGAAGTAAAGTCCAGTTCTGTTAAAAACAGACTAATACCTTTTCAATTCAAAACTACGGACACCTATATTCTGGTATTCGGAGACCAGACGATGCGAGTTATTCGAAACGGATCTCAGGTTTTAAATAGTTCGGCAAAGAATATTACGGCTGCAACCAAAGCGAACCCTGGTGTAATTACTTCAAATTCACATGGTTTTTCAAATGGCGATGAAATTTATATTGCCTCTGTTGGCGGTATGACAGAATTAAACGCGAGAAATTATCTTGTAGCGAATTCCACAACAAATACTTTTACATTGACTGACCTATTCGGCACGGCAATCAATACAACAGATTTCACGACTTATACCTCTGGAGGTACGGCAACAGAAATATATGAAGTTGCGTCACCCTACACAGAAGCCCATCTTCCGAATGTCAATTTCGCTCAATCTGCTGATACGATGTATTTAGTACATCCAAGTTATGCGATAAGGACATTAACACGCTCTGCTCACAATAATTGGACTTTTGCCACCGCCAGTATATCTGGCAGTCCCTCCCCTGGGTTAGCAAGTAGTGACAATTATCCGAGTGTGGTGTCTTTCTTTGAGCAAAGGTTGGTATTCGGAAACACAAACAATAATCCACAGACATTGTGGTTTAGTAAAAACGCAGACTATTTAAACTTTACAGTAGGTACTGGAGCCAACGATTCACTGATCTACACCATCGCCTCTAATACAGTGGATAGTATCAGATGGCTCTCAGCTACCAGGGTGCTAACTGTCGGAACATCAGGTGGAGAATATGTGGTGACTGCCAGTAATGACGGCCCAGTTACACCAACGACTACACTTATTCGTAAATATTCAAACTACGGATCGGCTCAAGTTCCACCCGTTCAAGTTGCCGATGTTACACTATTCCTTCAAAGAGGTGGCAGAAAGTTAAGAGAATTTAAGTATGTCGGAGATGTCGATGCGTCAGGCTATCAGGCTCCTGACATGACTATCCTGGCAGAGCATATAACAGATGGCGGTATTGAGGTGTTGGCCTTTCAACAAGAACCAGACTCTATTGTATGGTGCGTTAGGTCAGATGGCACATTACTAGGTCTTACATATAGACGAGAAGAACAAGTTGTCGCCTGGCATAAACATACTTTAGGTGGTGCCTTTAGTTCTGGAAACGCGGTTGTCGAAAGTATAGCAACATTACCTACAGATACGGGTGAAGATGATCTCTATATGATCGTCAAGAGAACAGTAAATTCTGCTACAAAAAGATATGTGGAGAAACTAAAACCATTTGACTTTGGTTCAGCTGCAACGGGATCATTCTTTGTAGATAGCGGATTAAGTTATTCTGGATCGGCAACAACTTCACTAACGGGATTATATCATCTCCAGGGGCAGACGGCTTCGGTGTTGGGTAATGGAGCCTCTCATGCAACAAAAACCGTATCAGATGGCGGTATTACTACGGACTTTAGTGTAACAACGGCAGCCGTGGGATTAGGTTTTACTAGCAGTATGAAGACATTACGGTTGGAAAGCGGATCGGTTGACGGAACTAGTCAAGGTAAGCCGAAGAGAATTCATGCGGTGACTGTTAGGTTATTTGAAACCGTAGGTGTTGAAGTCGGCACCAGTTCAAGTTCCGTAGAACGTATACCATTTAGAGACAGTTCAATGGCTATGGATACCGCAGTGTCTCTTTTTACGGGTGACAAAGACATAGAATTTACGGGCGGTTTTGATGACCAGGATAGGATCTATCTTCAGCAAACGCAGGCTTTACCTCTTACGGTTCTGGCCTTATTTCCGCGATTAAATACATTTGACATATAGGTGAGAAATGGCACTTGGCCCATTTGAAATAATATCTCTAGGAATGAACCTTATTGGTGGTCTGCAAGAGAAAGCAGCTGCTGACAGTGCAGCTAAAGCAGCCAGAGAAGTTGGTGAGTTTAATGCTGACATCATAGAGCGAAATGTTGATCTTCTAGGAAAACAGTCCGATCTTATTAATCAGAACCTGGCTATGGAGAAACAACGCGGTAAATCCGCATTTGAAGCCATACAAGGAGAGGTAAGAGCAAACACCGCCTATGCTGGCATAGATATGTCTAGTGGCACCACGCAGATGAATTTAGAGCAGAATGCCAGGGAATTTGAGTACGAGCAGAAGGTTATGGATTATAACAATGCCATTACGCAAATGCAGATAGCCGATGCCCAGGAGGATAGTCGATTGCAGGCAGAACTATCACGGATGGAAGGTGGGGCACAAGCAGCCTCTCTCCAGGCACAAGGCACCGCTTCTCTTATTAAATCTTTTGGTGATACCGCCAAGATGGCAGATCAGATGGGAGTATTTGCATGAGAATACCAGTTTACAGATCGCGTATTCAAGCAACCAATGAGGCTCCTGGTCGTGCATTCCAGACCCGAAAGAGAGCGCAGCCATTTGTCCAGGCGGCAATAGACAAGGGTAAAGTCGGTCAGGCATTAACAAGCAGCATTGGGGATTATGCCCTCTATCGCTACAACATGGCAGAGCAGCTTAAACTTGATAAACTTAGCATTGAGGCAAAAGATAGGCTTCGAAATTTAAGGTTTGATTTATCGCAAAGGCAAGACACAAGCGGTATTCTTGATGGTGATAAACCAGAATGGAATTCAGAAACGCAAAGAATAAAAAAGGATATTCTTAGCAGGCTTGGTAAAAATAAAAATGCTTTGCAAAAATTTGAAGCAACTTTTCTTGCTAGTGAAAGCGATAATAAATTTGCATTGAGAGGGGCAATAGCACAGACAAACATAACAGAATCTGAGACTGTAAGTGCTGCAAAATTTACTTCTTTAGAAAACGATCTGAATAATACTTATAATACAGTAGATGATTACAACCAAAAGGTTGCTTTGTTCCTTGCCGAAGAAGGTGCAAGAAGTGAAACAGATGAATTTAAAATAAAACTCTATAACGCACAAAGAAATATAGCTGAAAATGTAACAAGAAGTTTTATCAGCAATGATAGTGCGGCTGCAATAGAATTAGAAACGACATTAGATGCAATGATGTATATTGAACAGTTGCGAAAAGCCTATGGAAAAGAAGATGGCTCACTTGATTATTCACAACTATCAGAATCCGATATTGCAACTATCGTTAAAAATGTTGAAGAGACTTCGCTAACAATAGGACAATTTCAAGCCAATTACGGGAATGGTGCGGAATATATGTTGTATACATTAATGCAACTACCAGAGGGTGACAGAAATGATATAGCGACTAAAATATTTAAGGAGGCTATTTCATACGAAGACAACGTAAATAAATTTATTGATCGTCAGGAAGAACTTAATACAGAATTTAAAGAAGCTACACATAACAACTTCGTAACGATTGATGAAACAGATACATATAGTAGCAGTGAAATAAAAAACCTGATGCCAATTTATCGAACAGACAGTTTTGCAAAATACATTATTGATGAGTATGACTTTGGAGAAGAGGATGAAATATCTGGTTTAGAGGCGCAGAAATTATTACATACAGTTTTAAAAGAAACTGCGAATGCTACGCAAGTTGAGTTAGACACTATGGAGGCATTTTTCTTTGATGCTCCTAAACCCTTTTTTGCCAAAACGGGTGACCCAGTTGCAGAACAAAACCTAATAACTCTACAAATCGGATTGGTAAATGGCTCATTAAAATTGAGCGATATTCAGCAACAACTCCTAAAAAAAGAGAGTTTTATAACAGAAACGGGTTATAAATTTCTAAACTCATTGGCTGAAAGTCGGCTAGATGAAGCCGTTAGCAATGCATTAAAATTTGCACAGTTTCACTATAAAACAAGTGATGATCCCGATACCTCTAATGAATTTCAATTAATGAAACGTAATTCATATTATTCTGTAAGTAGAGACTTTCTTGAGGTGGTCAATACAACAGATAAGTCCACCCAAACAAGAACATTTCTACACAACGAAATGAACCGCATAATGGAGGAAAATAAAGTAGAAATTGTTGCAAATGCCCGTAAATCGTTACGAGATCAAATTGAAAACATAAATATAAACAATATAGAATTTGGTGTTACTATTTCTCTTGACCCAAATTTGTCTACAAATCTGGAAGCCCTTAGAGAACAGATAAAACAAAATATGAAGGTTGACTCTAAAAATGGTGACGAAATGAGAAGGGATTTAATTCCCTATATAGAATTTATTGAAGACATAATGGCAGATTGATATGGATATTGAAGCAGAAATGAGGCCAGTGGTAGAAAACGAAATCTATCAGGATAAGTCAGCCGATCAGATTGCTGATGAACAAAGTATGTTTGGCAGTCTTATGTCAGGATTAGCTAACTTTGTGGAGTCTGATTTAGGTAATGTTGGCCCTATGAATATGGTCGAAAAGGCTATTACAAAGCCAGAGCAGACGGCAGATAAGATAAAAGGCATAGGTGAATTTGCTGGGAACGTAGCACTGGATGTTGGCGAAAATGTAATGAAGTTAGGTGCTGATATTGGTGATGCCATTCGTCAGGCTGGACTTCCTATTCCTTATTTTAAGTTTAATAGACAAAAATCCGTAATACCTGGGGCATCAGAAGGAATGTGGATGTCTGCCGAAGAAGGATTGGCAGAAAGAGAAAAGCAGGCAAAATTAGGTGATGCCACTAGCGATATGGAACTTATGCGTATTGGCGATCCCAATGTTCTTGAAGAAGCATTGGAGCCGATGGCTTCATTTCTAGTAACGATGTTTATCCCTGCATTAAGAACAACAAAAATGCAGAAAGGAGTTAACACCTCTTTTGAAAGAATGTTTTTTGAAAAGGGTATGCAAGGTGCTGCATTAGCATCCGCAACACTAGATCTGGAAGATGGCAACATTGCTACGTTCCTCAAAGACTTGGGTATGCAAAACGATGTTATAGAATATTTAAGCAGCCGCCCAGAAGATGAGGAAGTGGGGTTTGAGAGGCTGCTGCTGCGTACAAAAAACGTAATGGAAGAAGGTGCTTTTAGTGGACTGCTATTAGCTTTGCCCTATGCCTTTAGAATAATGAAGGCCAACAAAGTTAAGTTTATGGCTGGAGGTGCAGCTATTGGAACCTTTGCATCTGGTGAGGAAGCGGAAGCAGCTGGGTTATCTTCAATGGTTAAACTGGGCAAAGTTATATCATCACGATTACCCACTGCCGTAAATAAGACGGAAGATCCTTTTGCTACTAAGTTATCCGTTAACCTTGACGATTTAAAACAAGATGAAAGATTATTTAATTTTAATGTGGGAATTACTCAGGATTACCCAAATATGCAAAATCTTGGAAATCAAGGAAATGAATTATCAGAGCAATTTGTAGATCATGTCAAAAACAATTTGTTATATTTGTATGACGAAACTCCAGAAGTGATTAGGAATAGATCAAAGCAATGGTACGTTGGTGCAAACAAGGTTGTTAACGATATGGCAGCTAGATACGGGATAGCGGACACTTCTGTTTCTGGTGTGATGGCATCCTTATCTCCTCAAAAAGATTGGTATCAAAATGCCTCACTAGGTATCAGAACAATTGATATCGTAAAAGAGAAAGCAAACGAAGTATTTGATCCTAAGATGGTTTCAACATTTAAGTCTATTAAGGCTTTAAATAAGCCTGCATACGCACCATTTCTTAAAATGCTTGAAGGTAAAAAATTGGGTGAGGTAATGCACCCTGACCCTAAGATACAATCAAATCTAAGAAGTATATGGGTTCGTATTTATGATGAAACATACAACGACAAATCGTACAAAATTCTATCTCCAGAAGGTAAGTTTTTAGATAATGCAAAAACAATTAAAGGCGAAAACGCAGAAGTGTCGTGGGGTAGTTTGGTTGAAATAAGTAAAGCATTAAACAGTATTATGGCTAATGGTGATATTAATAAAATTTCAGAAACTATGGGAATGCGTCATAAAGTAAGAAATTTCTTTAATAATATTTCAGATCCTAACAATCCGTCAGGGGATGTTACTGTAGATACACACGCAGTGGCTGGAGGACTGTTAAGACCTTTATCTGGAAAATCTTTAGAAGTAGATCACAACTTTAAAAACCAGACAGTCAAGGGCCGTGGTACGACAAAAGGATCAGCATTATCTGGTATATACGGTAACTATCCTTTGTATGTTGAAGCATACCAAAGAGCAGCTAGAGAACGGGGAGTATTGCCAAGAGAAATGCAAAGTATAACTTGGGAAGCATCACGGGGACTGTTCACTCCAACCTTTAAAGGTAATGCTAAAAATGTTGAAGAAATAAACAAAATATGGTATCGTTTTAAAAATGGAGATATTGATGAAACCGAAGCCAGAAACCTTGTCAAAGAACGATCAGGAGGTATCAACCTCCCAGAATGGGCAGAATGATGATCCCGTTATTGCGATGATGAAAGAGGCAAACGTACCTCTTACAAGAGAAAATTATTTAGATTTAGCATATTTGGGTGAAGTCCCTTCTCCGTTTCCTTCAGAACTTGAGGCTGACTTACCAGAAATGTTTAGAAATTAGTTTACGAATTAACTAAAACACAGTATAAATTAATTAAGATGGGCAGCAGTGACTGCCCTTTTTTTATGGATATATGGCACTACCAAAAGACCCTGGCGAAATAGCTGAGAGTAACATTCGTTCTCAGAACAACCTGGCACAAGGACAACCGACTGAGTTCGCAGATAACCCTAATATTCAGCTTGCCTCTGGCTTCGGTTCCTCAAAACTTCTTAATTTATTTAAGTCAGGCAATAAGGAAGGTATTTTCGACATAATCAATTCGGTACTGAAAGGTACAAAAGTATCCGAAACTATAGGTGATAATTCTTTACAACCGAGCCGTATTCCCACAACTCAGGAAAGAGGCATAGTTCCAGATAAAGGAGAATATAGCGAGAGAAAAGCAAAAGAACTGTTGTCGCAAAGTATAATGACACCAGAAGGTTTTGAGCAATTTAAAAAACAGAATTTTAAAGCAACTTCATTAGAAGATTTAGCGGCTCAAGAGGATGCACTTAAAGCACTAGACGATACAGAACTGCAAATAGCCGAAGACCTACAAACAATGAAAGGGGTTAAGCAACAAGCCTCTACGGCCTTAAATCGGCAACGAAGGGGTGCTAACATCCAAGTTGGTGAAAGCTACGATATTACATCACCGAAATCAGAACAGTTCTTTGAAGAGTTAAAAAAAGGCGCATCTGATTTAAAAACAAAAGGGACAGATTTTAATTTCGAAAACATTGAAACTGAAGAAGATGTTTTAAAAGCTATTGAGGCAACATCACAAGTGTTTAAAGGGGAAACCAATCTTTTTAAACGGGGAGAGATGAGCCATGAGGAAACTAAATATAAGGCGGTTAATCTTCTCCAAGATGAAATTGGTATAACGGCTAAGATCTTAAAGCGCAGAGAAGGCGAAGGTTTTTCCGCAGAAATGATGGTTGCCGCCAGAGAGTTGCTGGCAAACAGTGCAAAAAAATTACTTACACTTGCTAACAAAATAGAAAACGGAACGGCTACTGATGTCGATAAGTTAAAATTTAGAAGGCAAATGGCGGTACATTCTGCCATACAAATGCAAGTTAAAGGAGCGCAAACGGAAATAGCCAGAGCCTTAAATAGCTTTAAAATACCCGTTGGCAATTTTGATGAAGCAGAAATGGGCAAGCTGGTTAATTTAGCTATGGAAGGGCATTCGGATAATGTAACTAAATCACTTGCTAAAGGTCTTATAAAGGCTAATAATATTGGCGGTTTAGCTTCTGTTAACAGATTATCCCAAGATGGTTGGTACGCGAAATCCAGACGAGTTGTTCACGAACTTTTTTTAACAAGTATATTAAGTGGCCCTGCTACCCAGTTCAGAAACTTTTTCGGCAATGCTACTTACATTATGTATCAGTACCCGTCCGAACTTCTGGGTGGTATTTATGGTGATACTTTAAGGGCTATTAACCCTGGATTAAAGGCAAACTTAACTGAAGACCAAATGTATACTAAAGATGTATTAGTAAGAGTACATGGTCAAATAGGTTCTTTTGCAGACGCATGGGTTGCTGCAAAACACGCATTTGTAACTGGGATGCCAACCAGAGGTACAAAGATAGAAGTCGAAGATATGGCGGCTATTAAAAGTATGGATGAATCTACTCGATTTGGGCAGGGCATAAACTGGTTAGGCAAAGTTATTCGAACACCATTTTCGTTGTTACTGGCGGCTGATGAATGGTTTAAAACAATATCCACAAGAGGGGAGTTAAATGTAAAAGCACACCATCGCTACAGACATTCTCTTAACCAAGGTAAGACCCATGAAGAAGCGGTAGCAAATGCCCAAATGGTTTTGTTAGATCCCGTTAGTTTTGCCACAGATTTAGAAACAACGGCTCTACATAATACAATGCAGTCCGATTTAGGGTTTTTAGGTAAAGCAACTAGGGCCGTACAAAATACATGGCTTGGAAGATTTATTATTCCATTTTCCGTAGCACCAACAAATTCTATTATTAATGCCGCAGAAAATATGCCGTATCTCCAAATGTTTCATCCAAAATTCATGGCTAATCTTTTGGGTAAAAATGGTGCAGCGGCCCATCAAAATGCAGTTGGTAAAATTGGCTTAGCTACGGGCATGGCAACATATGTTGGCGAGATGGTGTCCCGTGGTCGTATGACGGGCGGTTATCCCAACGATAAAAGAGAAAGAGAAAACCTCCCTCCAGGTTGGATGCCCTATTCATTTGTTTTTAAGGGAGAGGACTTTCCAGAAGGCAAGCCACTTTATGACGAATATGGCAGACCAAATGGTAAATTAACCTATGTAAGTTACATGGGTATGGAACCAGTTGGCGGTGTCTTTGGTGTTACTGCAAACGCATACCAAGAATACTATAAAGGATTGACGGCCTCTGATGGTTTACTTGAAAGGCACGCGGATTTTATGCACGCAATGATAGTATCAGTAGCACCGTACCTAGAAGAAATGCCAATGCTGCAAGGTTTAGCAGATACCATTGATGTTTTGGAAAGAGGCAAAGACGCAGATGATTGGGGATTTTTAAAAGGTATTGCAGAAGGCCCAGCGGAAAATTTCCCTTTTATTTTCTCAGGACTAAGCAGATCTATTAACAGAGCCATAGATCCAACAACAATGGATGCCCGTGGGCAATTAAGTAATTTCTATACTATAGGCGATATCACTCAAGTAATTAATCCAGACCAGCCTAATAATAGGTTTTTGTTTACTCTGCCAAATGGTCAGCCTGACTATTCCAAGGTAGGTACACCAAAGCAGGCAGAAGGTACGTTTGCAAAAACATTGGAAAGTATGGAGTATTACGGAACTCACTTAGTGCAGCTTACAGAGAAAAACCGCATACAACCAGTATCAGCCGTAGCATCAGTATGGAAAGATAGAGATGAATTGGTAGCCCCAAGGTATGACACAATGGGCAATGTTATGGGCGCAGAAAATGTTAGCCTAAGTGCTAATCCAATACTAAGCATTTTATCAATGCTATCAGGATTAAGAATACAACCAGGGGAAGAACCTTCTAAACCACTCCTTGAAGTAATGCGATTGCAGTCGGTTTTGCCAGGTGAAGCATGGCCCTTTTCCAACCCTAAACAGAAAGATGGAGTAAAACTAACTAAAGGGATAATTTCAGATTGGATGGCTTTAGCAAAATCCGAAGAGTTCGGCATAAAAATAAAAACACTGAATGAGTCTGTAACCTTTAAACAATATTTAGAAGATCTATTAAGGCCAACCTCTAAGATTGGTGAAAAGTATGATCGAGCAAATGATTACCAAAAGCTATCGATGATTAGAAAAGCCGATAAAGATTTTAAAGAAGCGGCTTGGGAACAGTTATTAAGGCAGCCAGAATACTCAGAACTACGAAAACTTTTTGCTAATTTAGATGAAGCAAAACGAAGAATTATAGGAAATACCCCTCAATAAGGAAATAGAAAATGACAGTTTCTAGTACGACAAACAGAGCATCAGCAAGCGGAGATGGCAGCACACATAGCTTTGCCTATGGTTTCAAGATCTTTGCCGATACAGATCTGACAGTTATTGTAAGAGCCTCCACTGGGTCAGAAACGACAAAGACTCTCAACACAGAGTATGTGGTTACGGGGGCTGGTGAGGCTTCGGGCGGCACGGTTTTATTTAAATACAATACAACTTCAGCAGGCGGTTCTACATCCGATGCTCACTATTCAGCAACGGACTATCGGCCTGCAAGTGGTGAAACAGTTATTCTTCTCAGAGAACAACCTCTCACCCAAAGTCTGGATATGGTTGCCAACGATCCCTTCCCAGCCGCTGGATTTGAAAACAGTTTAGATAAGCTAACTTTTATGGTTCAGCAACATGAAGAAACATTAGGTAGAACATTTAAGGTTTCAAAGACAAATGAGATTTCATCATCTGAATTTGTGGACAATGCTTCAACTAGAGCAAGTAAGACCCTTGGTTTCGATAGTTCTGGTGACCTCACAACTATTGCTGATTTTCTCCCAGCAGGCGGTGATGCAGCGATGTTTAAGTTTAGCACAACAACCACGGATTCCGATCCTGGTAGCGGTTACCTTCGACTCAACCATGCAACAATCAGTTCGAGTACAATCGCGTATATTGATGACCTTGAATTTAACGGAACCGATGTTTCAGCTTGGGTGCAGTCATGGGATGATGTTTCAGCGAACCCCACGAACAGAGGAAGGATAAGATTAACAAAGGCTGGTGTCCTTGATACATGGCATACATTTAAAATAAGTTCAGCATTGGTCGATGCTAGTGGATATACGAAAGTTAATCTGACTTATATCGATGGTTCTGGAACTCTTGCAGCGGATGATAAAGTCTGGGTAAGTTTTGCAGCAAGTGGCGAAGATGGAGTTTCTCCAGGTTATTTTTATAAATTCGACACTGGCACAAGTGATGCCGATCCTGGAGCAGGGGAGATTTCCTTTAACCACGGAACATATTCAAGTGTGACTGCAATCTATATTGATGATGCAGACCAGCACGGAGTTTCAACACAAGCTGATACAATTACCTGGGATGACAGTACGGCTGGTACAAAGGGATATTTGCAGATTGTCGATATTAACGACAAAACAACCTATGCAAAATTCAAGATCACGGGAGCAGCTACAGATGCAAGTGGGTATAATAAATTAGCAGTTACTCATATTGTATCGAACAATACCTTTTCAGCTGCTGATGAACTGTCAGTTCATTTTACAGCTAGTGGTAATGATGGTGCCGTTCCTGGATATACATTTACATTCGATAACGGAACTTCGGATGCAGACCCTGGATCTGGAGACATAAGATTTAATAACGGAACCTATGCGTCAGCAACGGCTATTTACATTGATGACAATGACTCCAATGGAGTTGATGTCTCTGCCGATCTCTTAACTTGGGATGATAGCACCTCAACCATTAGAGGATACCTTCATATAGTCGATACTGACGATCCTAGTACCTATGCAAGATTTAAGATTTCTGGAGCAAGCACCGATGCAAGTGGTTATGTAAAACTGGCGGTTACGCATTTAGTAAGTAACAATACATTCACTGCTGGTGATATCCTCTCCGTCCATTTTACAATGACGGGTCTAAAAGGTGACACTGGGGCTACGGGAGCCACGGGTAGCACGGCAGGCACATCTGGCCTTTCAATGACTTGGAGTAGTTCGACATCTGACGCAGATCCTGGGGCAGGCAAGATTGCGTTTAATCATGGAACCCTAAGTTCAGTTTCAATTTTATATGTAGATGATGTAGATGATGCTGGTGCTGATATCTCTGGTTTTGTGCAGTCATGGGATGATGTTTCAAATACTGTAGCAAGAGGATATGTTCAAGTTACAAAAGAGGGTGCCACTGGAACCTATGCTCTTTTTAAGGTATCTGGAGCCGTAACAGACGCATCTGGATATACAAAGGTTCCCGTAACTCATGTGGTGTCCAATGGTTCATTTTCGAATACTGACGGGGTTGGGGTTCAGTTTGTTCAATCTGGTGCAGATGGTACTGGATTTACGATAACCGATGGATCAACCTCTGAGACAGTTTCATCAGGAAACACTCTTACTGTCACATCAGGCGAAGGTATTGATGCAACGGTTTCAGCGACAGATACACTTACGATAGCTGGTGAGGATGCTACAACATCTAACAAAGGTATAGCATCTTTTGCATCTGCTGATTTTACAGTATCAAGTGGTGCTGTAAGTTTAGAGGCTGCCGTTGTTAAAACAGATGAACAGAATACATTTACAAAAGCACAATTACCTAGCACTTATACTGCGGCTTTATCTGCAACAAGTGGAGTATTAGACTATGATACCTACCAAAATTTTATCATTACCCTAGCGAGTGGCTCTAACACTCTAGCGGCTCCTACGACAGAAGCATCACAGATTGGACAAACTGGAGTAATTGTATTCATTCAACCTTCATCATCTTCGGCAGGCACTGTTAGTCTTCATGGTGACTACGAAAGCATTAATGGTGGTGGCTTAACTTTATCTTCAACCAACAATCAATATGATGTCGTTCCTTATTTTATAAAGGCAGACAATAGTGTCTTGCTTGGCAGTCCTTCAAAGGCTTTTTCATAATGGTTAACTTTTCCTCAGAGAAATGGTTTACCGACTCTGGTTTCTATCCGCATGAAATAGACCAATCTGCTCGTTTTGATAAAGCAAGTTCAGCGTATCTTACCAAAACCCCTAGTTCAGCGACAAATCAGAGAACTTGGACATGGAGTGGGTGGTTAAAAAATACTGGAGATATGACATCAGATTTTGATTTTTTTACAGCCAATGGGGCTAGTGCAGAACTCACGGCTTTTATGGTGTCTGGAGATGAACAGCACTTACAATTCTATAGTAATAATGCAGTTATTTTAAAAGCATCAGCAGATTTGCGTGATACTGCCTCATGGTATCATATAATGTGTAGGTGCGACACGACTCAAAGTACAGCTTCAAATAGATTAAAATTTTATATTAATGGAACTGAAGCAGACTATGCAACGGATGCAAGGTCAAGTTCATTTGCTGAAGATTTTGAAACAGGCATTAATGATACTGTGGCTCACTATGTTGGCTGTAACCAAGTCAATGGAAATTTGTTAAATGGGTATTTAGCAGAGGTTCATTTTACAGATGGGGTTTCGAATGCTCCTAGTGCTTTTGGTGAAACTAAAGAAGGTGTCTGGATTCCAAAAGCCTATACTGGGTCACATGGAACTAATGGGTATTATTTAAAGTTTGACCAAACTGGAACTGGCACAGCATCAGCATCAACGATTGGAGCAGACAGTTCTGGAAATAATAATCATTATACAACATCAGGATTTGCATCAACAGATTCAAATATACCTGACTCACCCACCAATAATTTTTGTACATGGAATGTTTTAAATAAAGATTCAGACATTTCGACAAAAGAGGGAAACACTTCTGCGACAAGTAGCACATCAGGCAGTCACAGTAATATTAAAGGCACAATACAAATGAACTCAGGGAAATGGTATGCTGAGTTTATTCATACAGCGGCATTAGGAGGTTCAACGGCTACAGCAATGGGAATTTGTACTGAAGCCTATGCCGTAACAAATACTCACCCAGTTGGGTCATCTTCTGGAGCATGGGGAATATATCAATCAACGGCAGGGCAAGTCATAGCAAACGGAGCGGAAGTTATTGGTTCTCTATCAATTACGTCTCCTGATACAGTAATCCAAATTGCGTATGACGTAGATAACGGAAAGATGTGGGTTGGAGTTGCGAATACTTGGTATGCGGCAGATGGTGGAACAGACGGAAATCCTGCAACTGGTGCTAATGAATGTGCATCTTCAGTTCCAACTGGAATGTTTTTCTTTTGTGATGTAGTCAATAATGCTTCTCAACACGTTAATATAAATGCAGGGCAAGATAGTTCTTTTGCAGGGAATGTGACGGCACAGAATAACGCAGACCAAAATGGGCATGGTGATTTTTACTATTCGCCTCCGTCTGGTTATCTCGCTTTATGCACAGCAAATCTTCCAGAGCCAACAATCAGTCCTTTAAATGGGGAGCAACCATCAGACCATTTTAATACAGTTCTTTGGAGTGGAAACGGAAGTACAGACCATGATATAAGTGGCGTTGGGTTTCAGCCAGATTTTGTGTGGATTAAAAATAGGTCTAGTACGTCAGGATGGCATGCATTACATGATGCTGTTAGAGGAGCAGGAGCAACTTTATTTTCGAATGCTACTGACGCAGAGTATGCGTATAGTGATTATTTTGGACCTTTTCAGACAGATGGGTTTAGACTTTCAGATGTATCAGTAGGACACTCATGGAATACAAGTAGTAATGCGTATGTGGGATGGAACTGGCTAGGAGCAAACAGCACAGCAAGCAATTCAGATGGTTCAATAACAAGTACAGTTTCAGCCAATACAAAGGCAGGGTTTAGCATTGTAACTTATACCTCGCCAAATAATACAAGTGACCAAACAGTAGGTCATGGCTTGGGTGCAGTGCCAAAAGTGATTATAGCAAAAAATAGAATATCAGCGTTTAATTGGGATATATACCATGTGGGAACTGGTAGTGTCGAAAATACACTTATATTCACAAACGCGGCTACAAGAGATTATGATATTTTTACAACTAGTAACCCAACTTCAAGTGTATTTGGTATTAAACATAACTATACTCATTATAGTACAGATACGTATGTTGCATATTGTTTTGCAGAGGTTGAGGGTTATTCAAAGTTTGGTAGCTTTACTGGAAATGGAGATGCAGATGGTCCGTTTGTCTATACTGGATTTAGACCAGCTTTTGTTATAGTCAAAAACTCAACAGGTACAGAGTCGTGGGGTATGGGGGATTCAACTAGGTCACCTATTAATCCTTTGAAAGATAGATTATATCCAGACTTAAATAATGCTGAATACAGCATCGGAGATTGGCTTGATTTATTATCAAACGGATTTAAGCATCGTGGAACAGCATTTAACACATCGAGTGCTACATATATCTACATGGCCTTTGCTGAGATGCCCTTCAAATATGCCAATGCAAGATAGGAGATAAACATGGTTTGGAAATATAAATCCAAAGAAATATCAGGTGGCAGACCTTGGAAGGATGATGATGGTTTTACACATCCTTACAACTGGATGACTTGGGATGATGCTACAAAGAAAGCCAAAGGTTTAGCATGGACAGATGACCCTGCTCCCTTTGATAACAAATTCTATTGGGGTTGGTCAGCAGATGGCAAAACTCTTATTGAAAGAAAGTTAGCTGATGAAGATGCTGTTGGTGAGGACGGAAATAAATTAAAAGATGAAGATGGTAACCAAGTTATTAATGAAGGATTAAAAACTATCTGGGTTCGCAAAACAAAAGAGTCAGCAAACGGAAATCTTCAATCAACAGATTGGTATGTCACCAGAAAATCAGAAGCTGGAACGGCTATCCCTAGTGCGACTTCTACCTACAGAACGAAGGTCAGAACGGCATCAAAAACGATTGAAGATAAAATAAATGGGTGTTCTAATTTATCCGCTTTTAAAGCATTGTTTGATACTCCAGTCGATAGTGATGGAAACCCTACTGGCAACGCTCCAATATATGATTGGCCGAAGAGTGAGTAAGCCAACTTTAACCTCTGTCACAGAACAACTTCATTCCCTTGATACACGTTCGCATCGCCTCGAAGTTCAGACAACTATTCAGTTCAAAGATCTTTTTAATCGTGTTAAGCGTCTTGAAACTATCTTTATTTCTGTTGCTGCTACAATTATTGTTATTCTTTTAGGAATAGCATTTAACCTCTAAACAAACTTAAAATTTATTAATCGGACATATATTACCGAGCCTCAGAGGCTGCCGATTTCAAGGTGATATTATGGATCCAATGACAATATTCGCTGCTTGCACTTCGAGCTTCCAACTCGTCCGTAAGTTAGTAAACGCAGGGAAAGAATTTGAAGATGTTTCCCAGCAAATTGGTAAATGGATGGGTGCCTGCTCAGACCTTGAACATGAGCATAAAAAACTAAAAAACCCCACCCTCTTAACCAAACTCAAAAAGGGCAAATCGATCTCCGAGGAAGCCTTCCAGTTGGTTCAACACAAGGCCGCTATTGAGAAACAAAGAGATCAGTTAAAGCATGATATTATCTGGACTTTAGGATTAGGCCAAAAGGGCTGGGACAACCTTCTGGAGACAGAAAGGCAAATTCGTATTCAGCGAAAGAAAGATAAATATGAGAGAGAAGCCAGAAAAGAAAAGATACAATTTGTGGTTATACTCACTGTCGTTGGTGTTGTGGGTGTGGGTCTACTCATTGGTCTTGCCTGGGGACTTAAACTCCTCGACAGTTGATGAGAATACTATCTGTAGATTACACCGTGTAGCAGTCCTAATTAGGAACCCTGGAGCGCATCAAACTCGCGATGTATTGTGTATATACTACGGCTCCAAAAACACCGTTGAAACGGCTATAATTGAGTACTCACCTACCAGTAGTTGCCAGGTAGAATATTCATGTAAAGTGAACCCCTCTCCCACCAGAAAAGCAATCCAAGAAATCATTAACGAGTACAAAGAAAATGGCTAAAAAACTGCAAGAGAATAGTGTCCTAGATCCATACGATTTGGATGGCGATGGGATTGTCTCTGATGACGAAATAGATAAGTCCAAGGAGATCCGTGAGTTTGAAGATCAGTCTAGAAAGCACCTAGCACAATTACGAATTGCAAGGTGGACACTTATAGGAATGGGGATGTTTACCTTTATGATGTTCATGCCATTTATCGCTGATGAGAGGATTGAACTACTAGTCGATCTATCAAATATTTTCTTCATCACTGGGGCAGGAATTGTGGGAGCCTATATGGGTGTTTCTGCTTGGATGTCCAAGAATGGAAAATCATAATGTTGTCATTATTAGGTAGTGCTTTAGGATTTGGCACAAGCATAATTCCGAGTGTCATTGATCTCTTCAAGCAGAGGCAACAAGACAAACAAGAGTTGGCAATGTTGCAGGCAAAGGCTCGTTATGCAAAGGAATTATCGGAACTCAAGATAGATGAGTTAAGGTCTAAAAGCGACATCTCTGAAATAGAGGGAATTCATAAAAGCCAGGCAGCGGCAGTCAGTAACTCTACCTTTGCAGCTGCCCTATCAGGGTCAGTCAGACCAATCGTAACCTACTTGTTCGTAGGTATATTTCTCACAGTAAAAATTACCGCCCTGGTAACTGCAATGAAGGCAGGCCAAACATTGAATGACGCGATGCCGATTATCTGGGATCAGGATACTCAAATTCTTTTTAGTGGAATTATTAGCTTTTGGTTTGGGCATAGAGCCTTCGAAAAAATACGGCAAAGGAAAGGATAAATTATGGACATAGATAAGCTGCGTGAGCAACTGAAAATTGATGAGGGTATTAAGCATGAAGTGTACCTAGATCATCTGGGATTGAAGACTTGTGGAATCGGTCATTTATGCCTTGATGGGGAGCCAGAATTTGGGATGGAAGTTGGCGAAGAAATCACTGACGAAAGGGTCAATGAACTCTTCGAAAAAGATGTCGAAATCGTGCTTGGAGATTGTAGAAAATTGTACCCGTATTTTGATGAACTCCCAGAGGAAGCGCAACAGATAATTAGTAATATGATGTTTAATATGGGACTGCCAAGATTGTCTAAATTTAAGATGATGAAAGCCGCAGTTGACCAGAAGAATTTTCGTGAAGCCGCAAACCAGATGAAGAACTCGAAGTGGTATGTCCAGGTAAAAAATCGGGCTGATCGTTTAGTTAACCGAATGGAAGGAATTCAATGATGCCGAAGGTAGGAAACAAACATTATTCATATTCTAAAGCAGGCAAAGCCGCTGCGAAAAAGGCAGCTGCAAAGACGGGCAAGAAGGTTGAAATGGGTTCAAAGAAAAAGTCTCTGATGAAGACTTATCGTTGACTTTCAAAGTCAAGGTAAAAGCATAGAATCGTGTGCTACCCTTGTGCTACCTTTTAAAGCATATAGGATCGTATAGTATAGTATAAAATCGTATAAAAACCTAAGAAATCGTATAGGATCAGTGCTTTCCACTAGAACCTAAATCTAGTGCGTCTACCAATTCCGCCACACCCGCATTCGTTTATATCTCCTTGTTATCTATAACTTTATAGAAAAATAGTGCAATACCCCTCCCCTAATTTTTTTAATTTGTGCTACCTTTTGTGCTACTTTTAATAGCACAGCTATTGAATTATTGATTATTCCACACTATATTATTGACTATAAGAGTTAATTATTTAGAAGGAAGCAATCGAAATGACGAGAGAAACCGCACCCTTAAATGTGAAAAAATATAGAGATTATTTTGTAATAAATGGTAAAAGAATTGGTCTTGGAATAAGGCATGGAAACTACCCAACAAAAGGAGAGGCTCAGAAAGCAGCTGCTATTCTCTTAGCAAATTATCTTACTGGCAATTATGCAAAAACTAAAGTCAATGAGTTTGACAAGGTAACTGTCGAAGATGCTTTTCACCAGTATAAATTAAATCTCAAAAAGAAGTTTGATAATGAGGAGATTACAATCTCCACCCATGAAAATACTTTAAATGCTCTTACCTGGTTTCTGTCACTTAAAATTAGTTCTCAGAAACTTTCTTCTCATCGGTGCTCAGAGATTTTTAACCGCTATAATATTGAGGATTTCCAAACAGAATTTAAGGCCCATTGTAAGCGCGATCATGCTGCCTATTCTACCAGAAAACAGAAGAAGCATTACTGTGAAGTTTTTCTCAGATATGTGATTAGAAAAGGATGGGGAACTGCTAACCCGTTGACTTGCAAAGACCTCACATTAGCACTCAAAGATAAGGCAGTAAATCGCGATACATCTTACCTTCATATTTGTGTAGAAAATGATTTCCCAAATATCTACCAGGCACTCGAAACAGAGACACCTTTCAACAAAACAATTTTTCACCTTGGCCTGAATACGGGTGTCCGACAGTCCGAAATAAGAGGCCTTCGTTGGGGTAATGTTGATCTTGAAACTTCAAACATTTTTGTTGAAGAAGCTATCATTACAGAGAAAGATCCTAACAAGGAGAGTGGTCTACGCATTCGACAAAAGGGGACTAAAACAGATAAGGGAGAGCGAGAAATTCCTATCGATCCAGAGGCCGTTAGGCTCCTTAGACTGCATAAAGCAGCTAGTCCAAAAGTGTCTGAAAACGACATCGTGTTTCCTGGCTTTGTGCATGACGCATTGAGTAAAGGTTTCTTTAGGGATTTAATGAAAAGACTTGTTAAGAGGTCTGGAGTTAAACATATTACCTGGTCAGCATTAAGACATTTTTATGCGTCATATGCTATCGCAAACCTTAATCAGAATTTTGAAAGAGCAGCTAACACTCTAGGCCATACATCTATAGAATTTACTAGAACCCAGTATGCCCAGCCAGTAAAAAATGTGAAGCATGAGCAAGAACTGAGAGAGGCTGGCGCAGTTCCTATACATCTAGTTGCATCCTAAGTTTTTCAATCTCGTTGGCAGGCACATACAGTCGCTTGCCAACTTTCACCCCTCGAATTTCACCTTCAGTTATCATCTCCTTTACCTTGACCTGGTAATGGTTGTTACCATCTCCAAAAAATAAAGATGCGGTTTCTCTTAACGTATAAAGTAACTTCTGAACCATAACCAAATCCTTCCAAATTTCGTCTTACTTAATCTTTCAATTCTCTTTCTCTCAACCCACAAATCGATCCACAGAATGGGGCGCACGGCACACCTCATCGGACTGTAAATGGATCATCATCGGCAGCTGGTGCTGACGGTTGAAATTGGGGTTCCCTGGTAACCTCTGAAACTGGCTGCAAACCTTCCATCCGAAACTTATTTCGAAACAAACCAAAGTATCCAATTCGAGGCCAATCACTTGGCTGAACATCGGCACTTTTCTTTTTCAATTCTATCTTAATATTAAGGTCGTGCTTTTCGATTAATCGAATAACTTCAAGAACCGCCATCTTCGCTTCCTGAGACTCATCACCATACTTAGTATTCACCCAGGCAGTTGCTCGATGCTCTGGCCCAGTAGTTTCGGGTATCTGGACTTTGCCATTCTGAAGTGGTGGTTTTGGGTTTGTATTTTGCATTAGTTTTCCTTTCGTTTTAAAATGGTGCTTCGCCAAATCCATCTAGTAGTTCGACAAATTTTTCTTTGATTGGATTGTAGATGCTAGGGAACTTTTCCTTCAGCATATCGATACCTTTATCGTTCTTTGCTTCCAGAATTTTCAAATCTTTAGCTGACGAACAAGCGATCATTTTGCGTGACAGTTCAGTGGCAAATTCAATCGCCCTATCCTCACCAGGTGCAGCTTCCTTGGGAGCCTCTGGTTCTGGTTGTGGTTCTGGTTGTTGTGGCTCTTTCTTTTTCTCTTCAATAATTTCTGATTTGGCTTCTGCCCGATCAATTTCATTTGCACTTGCATACTGACCACCATGCAATCCGAGAGATGCCAAGGCGCGGCCTATGGCAGATGTTTCACAATTCTCAAGCGCGGAAGTTTTGTTTACATTTGAAGAACCCCTCACCTCTTCTGCTAATCCAGATCCAAGAATGGCATTATTACTCTTATCAATAATATTTGCTTTGACTTGAACTATACCTCCCTCGTCTTTTAGGATCTCTGTCTGGATGCCAAGTTCTGTGCCGAAGGCTTTCCTAAATTCCTCTACACGAACAAAAACTTCAGTATACTTTTTACCGCCCTTCTGGATCACCCCGTGGGTTCTGTTCTTTTCACTAAGGTTGTGCATCGCCTCAGTAAGCCGATTTCGTAACGGCTCGTTGTAATCAATTTCAATTTTGTTCAATTTTATGTTCCCTTCCCTTGTGAGTTAATTTCCAAATAGTCGCTTGCCTGCCAGAACTGGTAATTCTAGTTTCTCCAGAATTTTCTAAGAAATCATTTTTCCAGAGGAAGACCCGTGCAGGCCTCCAGCTATCTCCAGACATCCCTGATTTCTCCTGACCCTCAAGATCGGTCAGACCGCCATCAGGAATTGTTTGAATTACGATTGTCTGATTTTTATTGAAGTCTACCTTCAAGGCACTCGCCCTGGATGTTGCAGAATGCCGCTGATGAGGTGGAATATAATCAAAACCCATCAGCTACCCCCCACATTTTCTCTGCTAATGCCCGATGCCGTGGATGGATGTCACCCCAGTAAAATTTGACCTCGAAATCTACCTCACAAGACCGAAGAACGGCCTCTTTGGTTGTCCTACTATATAAATTCTCTTCCAGCCGCTGACAGTCCGTTTTTACGAGTCTCAGAGCATTCTCCAATTCTTCAGCAGTTGGGCGGTAGATATGGTAACCATTTCGGCCTGACATCACCAATTTGGGCATATTTCCCGTGAGATGCCAGTACCCGGCAATTTGTTTCCGATAATTTTTCTGTAATCTTTTTGGGTTACCTTCTGTGTCGAAAATATTTTCACCCCATTTGGTTTTTAATTCGACTGTTCCAGCATTATAATCTCCAAATCCAATATAAGGGAGCCTGCACCCTTCCAGCTTTCCTTCCAGTTTTTCTTCACCAGTAATTTGGTTGGCACCCGTCATGGCCTCTTGCATTCCAGCCAAAGCATTATCTGCCACCAGCTGAAATAAAGTTTTGGTTACGTTCGCCTTCTCATCCTTCTTGGTAGGCTTGCGGCCCTTATCATCATAATAGACCCCATTAACCACATCATCGATGCGATCTTTCTCGTCAGCTGCGTTTCTCCAATGGGGTGACTGATAACCCTGGATCATGTTAATGGCCTCTCGATAGGCTTCATTTTGGTTCTGATCCTCTAGGAGAACCAGGTCACAGTAATACTGAACTGCCCTACCAAAGAGCATTACGGGGGCATCGTTGTAGATTGTGTTACCAAGATGATCTTTATAGTATCCGTGATCTCTCAGAATATCGAAGCCTCGCTCACTATCACCAGCCTTTATCAACTCCCATGCTCTGTTCCTCTCAGGCCTCATAACTAGCTTATCAAAAAGGATTACACCGTCAGGTCTATTTGGGTTAGAGTGATGCTTGAAGTCAGCAAACCCTTTAGATTTTTTATCCAGGTCAAATCCCATTCTGATTCCTTTTGATTCCGATTCCCTATTAAAAACTTATTGACTAAAATAATCAATAGCTTGACTTGAAATAATCAATTTAATGATTATAAATATTAAGATGGAAGTAACAAAGGAGCATATAATGACCCAAGATAGTTTGGATAGAATAATAAAGTTTATTAAAAACACGCAGACCAAGGATGGCCCGAAATTTCAAGATCACGATGAATTTAAAAACATGACAGATGATGAATGGGCAGATGTAGTAACACGCATGAAAAAAATATTTGATAGCCTTGAAGAGGACAAATTTATGGGAGACAAAACATTTATGAACTTTACAGACAGAATTAGATATCCAAAATATTATGAGAAAAAGAACCGTCTCAAGTCACTTGATGAAGATGGCCCCCTGGAGTATGAACCTACTACGGATGTAAATAGATACTGATCGTTAAGACATAGATGAAGGGGCGGTTTTCACCGCCCTTTTTTTTATTGTTCTATGATCTCACAATCCATGTCAGATGGCAGATAAACAGAGGTTAATATTGGAGAGGCCCAAAGCAATTCAATATCCTTGATCCACATCTCCGCTAACTTCTTTCTTTTGCCTTCCCATTGCACTCGCTGAAACATAGCCTGAGAAACACGAATATTATATTCTCCCCAGCCCTGCTCAAATGGAAATCCTAATACCGTATTCTCTTTACCGTTCTTCATTCGGTAACGCAAAATACTTATAACACCCATGCGCTTAATGGCCTTTGTTTCGCCATCAAAGATAAGAACTGATTCTTCATGCGGTGCAAAGTAATTGAAAATCCGAATTCCCTGGTAATGCGCTGGATAGTTAATAGGCCCAACTAACTCAAATCGTTCTCTCTTGGAATACAAATCTATGTGCATATCCTCTTGCAGCGATCCAATCAGTTCCAGAGGCACCTGAGTACGATAAATATCCTCTGGCTCTACTCCCAGAACTTCAGCATACTCATGGGCATATTTCATAGAGATTTGGGTTTTAGGGTTCATGTGGCGGCTCACCGTTTCTGCCGCAAGGTTCATTTCATCGGCAAGTTTTTTGCCAACTACACCCTTCTCCCTCACTATCTTTTTTAAGTTATTTCCTATTCCCATTAGCTTATTCGACTTGTTGTTTAGATGTATTACGTTCATTGATTCTGCCCCCCATATTTACAGTGGTTGGCTAAATTAGTCAAAGAACAAAGCCTTCTTTTCTGACCCTTCCAAAACGATAATTGTTCCTGGAGAGTTCCTATTCTTATGTTCTTAACCATGCTGCACCTCCGTTTGGTGGAGCCGTGGTTACATTGTTTGAAACATTTATCCATTTAAAAACTGTGGGTGGAACATCCAGCCAGTAATTCGTTTTTCCGTTAATTGAATTTGTAAGCATTAATATATCCTCCTGACTTAATTATTTAATTGCTTCCTCCCATTAGAATAAATGATTCGTATTTAATTAGTAGTGAAAGCAACTTACAGTACTTTACTTTCACTGAACTTTACTTTCAGTGAACTTTACTTTCAGTGCTTCTGCTTCTTCCAAAGCCTTCCCAAAACTTTCTTTAAACATTTCTGCTTTCTTGGGATCATCCTTCATGCTCTCATACCAAATGTGGAAATTGTTTGTATCAAAATCATTCAGCACTGCATTCCAGCCTTCTGCTCGTTCAATGCAATAACACATCATAAAATTCAGAAGGAGATTAGGTTTACACGCTATAGTTGTTTTAGATTTAGAATCGCCTTTGTTATATACGTCTATATATCCTTCAGCTTCGGCTTCGTTAACAATCCTTTGAATAGTGGTATAGGTGCTGCCCAGTTTCGTTACCATGTAACTTATTGGAACGGAAGTACCCGTCAGTGCGGAAATGACTGCATAATTCAATACATGGCGATATACTGGAGACTGAAGCCAGAACTTTCGTGCCACTGTGCTACTTGGATCCCATTTTCTCTTTTGCGCTTCCTCAATCATCTGTATGTCATCTGTGACGATGGCCTTACACATATTAATAAATCTTTCGTCCATCACCCGAAGAAACGGAGCCATTAAATTTGGAGCATCTGATTCATACTCACCTACCTCAGTGTTAGTTTCCTTAACAACAAAAAATTTAGATTTATCAGGCATAATGCTCTCCTATATCAAATTGCTTCCAAACCTTGATCATATGCCAAGGTAAATTAACTGTCAAATAATTTAATATTGACTGAATTAATCAAGATGTTATCCTATTTAAGATCAATTTTGAATCAATATAGAATCAAGTTTAATCCTGACTAAAATGAGGTAAGTTTGAAGTTAAACGAGTGGAGAACGGTTAAGAAATTAAGCTATGTTCAGCTGGCATTGAAGCTGGGAGCCTCTCATGCTGGAGTAGTAAGGCGGTGGTGCCTTGATCCAAAGCATCAATACTATACGATTCCAAATCAAGAATTTATGCGAAACATCGTCAATATGACGGACGGTGCGGTGCAGCCAAATGACTTCTATAAATTCCATGAATGAAGAGCAATTTCATAAGTGGACAGTCGATTGGTTGCGAATCACTTTGCCAAAGGGATCTGTGGTTCATCACTCTCCAAACGAAGGCATGAGGAAGATGAACTTCATGCGTAAGCTGAAGACCTTGGGCACCAACTTTGGTTGGCCTGACCTGGAGTTATTCATACCCAGGAGACACTGGCTAGATCCAAGTTTATTTGCGCCAATATTCTTTGAACTCAAGAACCCAGTGACCAAGGGGCGCATCAGTAAAAACCAGAGAGAGATAGGCACCGCCCTCCAAGAGGCTGACTGCCATATCTTTGTCTGTCACCAGGCAAGCCAAATCGAGAACGAACTCAAAAAACTTATCACGATTAGAATTAGGGAGAATGTAATATGATCGATATCCAATATTTAGAATACCATCTGGATTCCATTAAGACAGTCAAAGTTTTGCAGGACCAAGGCAGTACAGAGGAAGATATCTGTAAGGATTTTGGCATCACTGGCGATTGGTTCGATATCCTAATGTTTATAACTGCATATCGTTGTAGGTACGGTTGAAGATTTTCATTGTAGATCGGTGGGTGGATGATGAGGATCTTGAGGACTGTAAGGATTGCCAGGGAACTGGTGAAGTAATGATTGAGAGGCCCGTAATAGATTATGAAGAAGGCGGTTACCTCAAAACATATCAAGACAAATGCGAAGAATGTGAGGGATCAGGATGGATAATAAAAGAAAATCAATAGCAGAGGAATTTGCTTTAAAGCCGATTAAACGGGATAAAATGCAGTCCTACAGAATTTCAAACAAAATGAAGAATAAAAAAACAAGCCCAAGAAAATTGGGGAAGTCCAAATATGGGTAATGTTCAACAGATTGTAGGTAATAGCGACACCCGTGAGAAGGATGACTTCTACGCAACACCGTCAGAATCGACTTCGGCATTGCTTAATGTAGAAGAGTTTGTTGGCGGTATCTATGAACCGTGTTGCGGTCAGGGTCATATAGCTACAGTACTAGAGGATGAAGGTTATGAGGTAGAGGCTTCAGATCTCATTGATAGAGGATATGGCACACCGAGGATTGATTTCCTCATGGAGCGCACAAAGAGAGATAATATTGTTACAAACCCTCCATACAAGAATGCTTTGGATTTTGCAGAGCAGGCTATTACTTTATCAAAAAGAAAAGTCGCATTGCTATTGAAGCTGAACTTCCTTGAGGGAGTAGCACGGCACAAATTCTTTAAAGAACATCCACCAAAAACAGTGTGGGTATTTTCACAACGACAATCACTGATGAAGAATGGCACCCCGTACTCTGGAGGCATGATGGCACTGGCATGGTTTGTCTGGGAGCAGGGTAATAATGAGCAACCAAGGATAGGATGGATATGAGTGACCCAAAAGAACTTGCTGAGAAGGCAAAGGCTATATTGGAGAGCCGTGGGCAGTCCTATGGAGATTATAGGCCTCTGTACCGTAAAATTGCCCACAGATGGTCAAACACCCTGGAGATGGAGATCAGTCCATCGATGGTCTGTAGGCTGCTTGCTGAGATGAAATTAGCGCGCTGGGAGAACTCTGGATACCAGGAAGACCATGCAATAGATGCAGCAAATTACATCTTTTTGGCTGGTTCTTTAGAAAAATATTGATTTTTATGATTAAGTGCTTGACAGAAATAATCAGTTTTTTAGAATTGGCCGCAGGTCATTTTCACTGTAGTACTACAATCTGTAAGACTACAAATTGTATTCACTTAGTTGAAAATCAAAAAAACAAATATCTTAAAAAAAGAAGTACTACAATCTGTAAGACTACAAATTGTAATACTACAATCTGTATATGAACTGGTCTGCATCAACATTAGACGATCTCTTTATGGAGGCAGCTGAAACCGAGAGGAAGCTGCCTTCACCATTCAGAAAGCAGAAGATGGCATCCTGGCCTCAATACAAGCTGACCTGGCAGGCATATGGCTGGGATAAGGATGCACCAGTTAAACTTATTTCACCAACAACAAGAGAAGTTACCAGGCATGACGTAGCACTAGGGTTTGCACTTTTGACAACTGTAGAGGATAGGAGACTGATCTGGGCAGTGGCTCATTCAGCAGCATTCAGAGAGAGAGGCCCGAAATGGACAAAGATATCTAAGATGATTGGAAGATCTGTGCATATTACCAAACAAGAATATATTTCAGCATTGGTACGGTTATCACTCATCATAGCTGACAGAATGCCAGAGTGGGCCAGGATTGGATTTGAGCGAGCAAATCAACATAATGATTCATTGCATTAAAAAAAATGCGTTAAATTGTAAATAATGCTTTACCAATTAATCGAAACACCATACATTTTGTATATGATCGGGGAGTTATCTCCTACTGATGGTTGCTTCCACAACATATAGTTGACAGACAACCTCCCTGATCTATTCACATCTTTCATAGATTAGTACGAGTTCATATTATTTTCCCTACAACTTGGGCTGCTTTCGGGCAGCCTATTTTTTTGAGGTCACATGGCAAGAATTACAGTTACTAAAGAGATCATGGAGAAGATCGCCTTCAGACTAGCTGATGGTGAGAGCCTCAATGCTATCTGTAAGGCAGCAGATATGCCTCATAGGGATACTGTGTCTAAGGCAGTTCTCCAGGGAGATAATGAAGAGATAAAGGATTTGTATTCCAATGCCAGGATTATGCAGATGGAGAAGCTGCTGGATGATTGCTTGGATATAGTTGATGAGGATTTGCCAGAGAATATGGATAGTCGTTTCCTCAATGCAGAGGTGCAGAGGAGAAGGCTGAAGATAGATACATTGAAATGGGTGATCGCTAGGATGTCACCGAGAGGATTAACTAATCGTGGAGAAGATGTCGAGAAGGACAAATCGATTGTCATTACCTGGGCTGACGGAGCAGTTGCGGCAGAGTGATCGTAATGTGAACTTTGTGTCATTCACAATGTGCTATCGTTGTGGTGAGAAGGAAGGCAGAACGCGTAAGGGTGATGAGATAGTATGTGTGGATTGTGAAGCTAAGGAAGAGGGATAGATATATATAATGTGTACTGTCTGTCGGCAACTTCGTGCGCGAGGCAGGCTGACCAGGCATACCACCCACTAGATCTTTATTCTAGTGCGTGCAATCCAGCAGGCTCAAGTATTGTTGGAGATTATGTAATGCACCCAGGGATTGTGCTACTTTTTGTGCTACGTTTAAGATAAATACTTTGTTTTTTTAGGGGGAAGTCATACCCCACCCAGCCCCAATTCGAGCGCGATTCTTATATCGTTTATATACTCTGAGGAGAGTGTCTTACACTCACACACTTAGGATACCATGAAAATAGAGATACCTTACGCACCTCGCCCTATACAAGCGAAACTGCACCACCAGATGATGCAAAAGCGATGGGGTGTCGTTGTAGCACACAGAAGGTTTGGCAAGACTGTATGGGCCATAAATCATGTCTTACGGGACGCTATTCTTAACCAGAAGAAGAACCCCAGATACGCATATATCGCCCCCACCTATCGGCAGGCCAAAAGTGTAGCTTGGGATTACCTAAAGGATTTTTCTGGAAAGATACCAGGAGTGAGATTTCACGAAACTGAATTGCGGTGTGATCTTCCAAATGGTGCGCGGATTAATTTACTGGGTGGTGAGACACCTGACAGTTTAAGAGGAATATTTTTAGATGGTGCAATACTTGATGAGTACTCTCAGATGCCTGAGAGCTTATTTCCTGAGGTTATTAGGCCTGCCTTATCGGATCGTTCAACGGCTGATAGGAAGACTTGGTGTGTCTTCATCGGAACCCCAAAAGGACATAACGCATTCTTTGACCTCTACGAAGAAGCGAAGGGGCAGACCGATTGGATCACGGCAGTCTACAAAGCCAGCGAAACGGGGATAGTAGCAAAAGAGGAACTTGAGGCCGCGCAGAAGATGATGTCTGCGGATCAGTATGCCCAGGAGTTTGAGTGTAGCTGGAATGCGAATGTGCCTGGCGCGATCTTTGGTAAGGAAATGCAAGATGCTCTGGATGCTGGAAGAATTACGAAGGTTCCCTATGATCCCTCAGTTAAGGTAGATACCTGGTGGGATTTAGGAATTGGAGATAGTACCGCGATCTGGTTTACACAGACCGTAGGGAGAGCCGTCCAGGTAATGGATTATTATGAGAATAGGAATGAGGGCTTACCCCACTACTGTTCCGTTCTCAACCAAAAAGGATACCTATACGGTACACACAATGCACCGCACGACATAGATGTTCGTGAATTGGGTAGTGGTAAATCGAGAAGAGAGATTGCCTGGGATTTAGGATTAAATTTTCGGGTTGTTCCGAAGCTGCCCCTTGAAGATGGTATTCATGCCGCGCAGCTGCTGATACCGCGCTGCTGGTTTGATAAGGCCGCCTGCCACACGGGATTGGAATCCCTACGGCAGTATCATCGGGCATACAACGAAAAGACAAGAAGTTTTA